AAAAACGCGTTACATCTTTAAATCTGTATAAACTTCCCCTTTATTGACGTCTCTACCTATTTTATCCTCTAGTTCCTTTGTCATAGCTGGCTGAAGAGACTGACCGTAGTTATCTAGATAAAACATGTTCGGATCTCTATCATTTCCATCTATTGTTGACATTGAGCACACACCACCACCAAATCCAGCGTGTTCAATATCCTTTTTGGGTAGAAGGGAGTCGAGCCAGTTTTTTATTTCACCACCAACTAGGATCTTTCCATTCTTGGTGAGCATGGTCGGTACGCGGTTTATTTTAGTCTTATACTGGGGAGGTATACCCTGTGTGTTCACGTTGTGGTAATGTATTAATTGTTTCAATTGCTGATTACCATTGATATACTGGACGATATCCATAGAGTGCTTACACCTCGGGCTATATATCAACAGAGACATCTACTAGTATATGGGGTATTTTGTAAAAAAAAATTAACGCATTATAGTAAAGATGGATTCATTCAAGATCGTCATCGGTGTTTTACTTATGTTACTCATCCTGACTATGATCAGGCGTGAAAATTTCACAGAGACCTTTGGATTCTCAGGGTACAAGAAGCCTGTTGATTATGTTAAGCTTAACGACCCCAGACCAGATCTCTCCGGTTACTCTCAGATTGAGGGTAAAGTTGACCACGATACCATGGAGAAATTGGTTCTTCAAACAAACAAGGAAATGAACAAGCGTCTTGGATTTTCCACTTACATCATCGAAACTCAGTCCGTTAAGGTGTATGAGGGTACCACTGGTCAACTCTATGAAGCCACTTTCATGGCGGTTCGTAACGATGGTTTCTCCTTCGGTTTCGCTGTCATATCAACTTTTAGCATCAGCAATGGAAAACTTAAGTTGATTTCTCTTCGTTCTCAACCCCTCAGTGACCAGGCACCTGACAAAGTAAAGGTGTACACCAAGGGTTCTATGGGTAAAGAGTTTATCGATTACAAACTCGTTAAGGAAAGTGCAGTTCCTAATGTTGGTGAGTTAGATTTGATAAAAAATAAATTGAGCTAATTGTAATGATCAACATCAATGACATAATACAAATTGATGATAAGAGAAAAAGAATACGAAAAGAGATCTATACAAAAATTTACGAACAATTTTCATCGAAGATTAAACAGTGTGTAGAACTTGGTCATAAACAGATATTCTTAACGGTTCCAGTAATTTTGATAGGATACCCAGTTTTTGATAGAGGGGCCGCCGCTCGTTATGTTGTTAGACAATTTCAACTTGGTGGCTTCACTGTACAACTTATAAGTGAATATGACATTTATGTCTCTTGGGTGGTACCAAAAAAGAAGAAAGAACGTGAAGAAGATGATGAAGAGGTGGCCTTCCCAGATCTTATGAATCTGAAGAAGATGGCTAACAAATACAGGGGAAGTGCGTAGTAAATATTGAATTTTAAAACCCACTTAATCATAAATGGACAATTTGAATGTGCTCGTCGAGGCGAAGAAGGAATATCTCGGACAAATGTGCATTATTATGTGTCCACCTATGATTGATGTTTTCAATGATATGTATGCGGAGGCTCATACTCTCTCCAAGGGGAAGAAGCATCTCATGATGTTTCAGAAGTTACTCCAAGAGGTTCCAAACTGGTCTAACGCTATGTCTAAACAGCATTCGGATAACATCGCAAACCGGTGCGCTTGGTTTAGTGATCTTTTAGCGGCTGTCTTTGTTGCCTGTACAAAGATTCTCTCTGCGGTCCGCCTTAAGGCTGACAATAAGAAGATCTCCCTAAAACTACCAACAAACGAGGTTTTCATCCAAACCTGTTACAATAACATCGCCAAGGATCTCTACAGGGATCCCTACGTTTTCCATGAAGATCAGAGCATCTACCACCGAGATGAGAAGTTAACTACTCGTTTCTGTACAGCTATTGAAAACTCTGTGAAGGAGTTAATCCCAGTTCAACAGATTTTACAGACGTACATGTCCCAAGAGTCTAGAGACATAGATTTAGATGGGGATGTTCAAGATACAGAGGATCCTGACGTCTTTGATGGGGAGGGGGAACCAGAAGGTGGTATGGAACCCGCCCCAGAGGAACTCCAGGAAATGCAGCCAATGGGAAATCCTGAGATGGAGGAGCCAGGTGAATTCGATAATGAATTCAAGACTGTACCAGGTGTTCAATCACCCGATCCAATGGAAGAACCAGAATCACAGCCACAGCCACAGTCACAGCCACAACCTCAGCAGGAAGATGATGTATTATTTGGAGACGCACCAGACTACCGTACAAAAAAAGTTGGTTATAATTAAATGGAACTCTCCGACTATTTACGTGACCCAGTATATGCTGGCCTAATTGCCGGTGCTACAACAGCGGGTTATATTCACCTGAAAGCGTATCTGAATAATGAAGGTAAATTAGAAATGAATCAATACACCAAACCAGCTGTTCTCGTAGCAATTCTCGTATATGTAATTGTAGTGAACGGCCTTGGTCAAAAAGAGGTTATTTCTAACGACCCTTTCTAACTTAAAGATTACACCGTACTATTAAGAAAATGGCGTCCGTCACTGCGTTTAATGACATGATGGGGCAATTTCTTGTGGAATTGCACAAGACTTTTCCAGATGAAAAAAGCATTAAGAAGATGTTAACCTCATTCGATCTTATTAAGAGTACAAGTCCTCGTCTCCTAGTTAATGGGTTTATGGACAGTGTTAAACCCCACGCCGATAGCGTATCTGCCAAGGATGAGAACTTCATCCTCGTTCATTCCAAGGATATTGACTTTCTTAATGAACTGGATATCATCAATCTATGGAAGCGTATGACTGATGGTACCAAGGATGCTGTTTGGCAGTATCTCCAAACTTTGTACATTCTAGGAACCACCATCCAATCTGTCCCCGAGGATACCCTCACCGCCATTGAGGCTATGGCCAAGGATGTGGCTGATAAGATGGCGTCAGGTGACGGTGGTGATATTAATCAGGATGCACTCATGAAGATGATGGGTTCTATGTCTGGTATGATGGCTGGTATGGGAGATATGGATTTGGGTGCTCCTAAAAAGAATGGTACTCGCCGTCTCCCCAAAAAATAAACCTCATCTATATTAAATGAAAGTTTGGTTCGAAGATCCTCAACAACTTGTCAGTAATAAAAAAATTCTAGAGTTCTGGCCTAACAGCAAACAAACACCAGAGGATAGGATCAATTCGGCGTCACGATTTATTATTTACACCATGTGTGTTTTATTCGTGATTCGTCGGGATCCTCGTATATTCGTTCTAGGCGCAACGATGTTATCTATCATTTACGTGATGTACAAGGCGAAACTTGTCAAGGAGCCATATGGTTCCACAGACAAGGCGGATGTATGTCAGAAGCCCACCAAGGAGAATCCCCTCGGTAACGTGCTCATGACAGATTACACAGATGCCCCAAATCGTCTGGAAGCCTGCTATTATGCCACAGCCCAGCCTTTAATTAAAAAATTCAGTGGTGATCAGGTTTCGTATGATTCTGGACGTTCTCGTTCCACTTTACCCATGTACAAGCGTAACGCTTTCGAGCGCCAGTTTGTTACTGCGCCAGTGTCGAAAATTCCAGGCGATCAAACCAAATTTGCTGAGTGGTTGTATGGTCCCAAGAATGCTCCCATGTGTAAGAGTGATTCGAAGTTTTGCAACCCTGATGCGAGGGGTGTTCAATTAGAGGCTTTTGCTGGAATTGGTTCCGATGGAGATGTCAGAGGTCTCCGAGGTGGTGGTCGCGTGAGGGGCGGTGGCGGAACGTATAGTTAGATTAATATTCTTGTGTAATAATAAATGGCGTACCAGCTTCAACCAGGTCTTTCTATTATTGAGAACAGGGGTGCTGTCCCACCCGTTAAAGCTACCGATGAAGTTTTCGTTTACCCTCAGCCCAGTCAATTAAATTACGGATCCCGTCCCAACACTATGTTGTATGGTACCGCACCTTATATGGCTGGTAAGGGTGCCCCAGCGAAATACATCGATACGAGTGACGAACTTAGACCTCAATCTACTTCTCGTTTCAACAAGCACATCGTTCAGACGTATGAGCGCAATCTTTTCCCTCTGTCCAACATGGAATGCAAGGTCCCTCTCCGCACCATCAAATATGAACCCGCCAGCACCCGCGCCGATCTTCAAAATGGTCTTTTCCAGAAAAGATACGTTAATAAAAATGTCAGTAAGAAATAAGAATGGCTGATCCTATTTCGGTTTTAGCCGTAGCTGGTCTCGTTTATGCTGGAAGGACTTTAAGTAAGTCCAAGACTGAAAACTATAGTCCAGAGGCAAATATCACATTAGCAAATGATAGTGGGGCTGGTCCCGCTCTTCCTCCCACATTCAAAGAGAATGATTTTGTTTCCCGAGTAGAAGTCCCATCCAAGAAGGAGATGGCAAGTTTCGCGGATATTGGTCGTCAGCAACGAAGTGGTGGACAAGAATTACTTGACATGCGTGGTCGTATGTTCGATCAGGGGCGTATGAATAACCTTTCTCCAGTAGAGAAGCAACTGGTCGGCCCAGGTTTAGGTGTTGACGCCAATGTGCCAGCTGTTGGTGGGTATCAACAGATGTTTAGGGTCAATCCTATCAATGTTGGTGAGTACCGTCTTACAACTTTACCAGGACGTTCTGGTCCAGCTGCGGATGTTACCGGTGGTCGCTCTGCGAAGGTTGGTCAACTTACTCATAACAAACCCGAGACAACCTCCTACTTACCCTCTAGGTTACCTACTATGGCTGGTCGCGCTCAGGGCATGACTGGTGTCGTTCCCCGTAACGAGCATGAGAGAACTAAGAGAACCACCAACCGTTCCGAAACTGGTATGCGCAATGATGGCTTAGGATACAATGGTGCTAAGCGTATGGTTTCGGCTCAGACGCTCGCCCAAGATCCCACGAGGTTCAAGGCTGATCGCAACGATGAGCAGTACATGTACAACAACCAACCAGCCCCAGGTATTCACAGTTTCCACGGTGCTTACGCCACTGGTGCTGCGAGCCGGGTCAGTGCTAAGACCAACGAGGAACTCG